GTAAGCGTGCCGTCAGCAGCAGTTACTACTAGTGATATAGTGTCAGCAGTTTTTGTATATTGTATAGTGTTACCTTCAATGGAGACAGTTCCACTATTTTGTGGATTTTCACCAAAAAGGTTATTAACTAATTGTGTAGATAGTTGAGCATAGACTCTGCTCTCAAAGTTGTTGAGGAACTTTTGTAAGTTCGTATTTTTTGCTGCAGCGGCCGCATCTTTTGCTGATTGAAGTCTAGCCGTTTCAATCGCTTCTCTACGACTATTTTCTGTATTCTCTATAGTTTGAACGTGAGAAGAATATCCAATTCCATTGAAAGATGGAGATTTGAATTGAAATGTAAGTTCCGCATAGGCGTTACTTGTTATTAGTAGTATTGCTAGAATCTTTGTGAGCTTCATCTTTTTCTTTCTCTTTTAAAGACAAAATGACGTTCACTTTTTGATTGAGTCTAATCAAGTCGTTATCTAACATTCTGATACGATCTATTAGTTCAATCAAAACTTTATTTGATTCACCTATTACAGGGTCAATTTCTTCAGTTACCCATTTCCAAATATAGTAGACGAAATACCCTAATCCGCCTGCGGCTATAATGGGAAACCCATATTTGCTTACTAAATCTGCTATATTATCCATTAATCTCTTCTTGCGTCTGACTGTTCAGCTCTTGCAATTCTATCTAAGTCGGGAGGTATACCTAATGCATGTGATACCTTAGTATCAATACGAATAACGTCATGGTTCATGGCTGCTACTCGTCTATCCAAAGCTTTGATAATATTACCCATACCTTTTACAGATCCGGTAACACCATCAAGGATAAATTTAACTGTAAGAAATACGAAATAGCCAGCTGCACATGCAGCTGCAATGGGAAAACCCACTTCAGCTATTAAATTGAAGATGTCCATATTGGTGTCCGTAGCTTAATAAATTACTAAAGTATTTATGCTTGACATACACCAAAGAATGATATATAATATGTAATTCGTGAAAAAAGGACTAATTATGAATATTATCGCATTAAAACTAATCACCGGTGAAGATGTTCTTGGTGAACTCGAAACAGAATCAGAAACACAAATCGTCATTGAAACTCCAGTTGGTATCTCAGTTGTTCGTGGTAAAGATGGCAACCCTAGTATTGGTTTTTCACCATTCCCACTTCATGCTGAACCTAAAACAGGCAATAAATTTACATTCAATAAAAAACATGTAGTTTATAGTTATGAACCTGCTGTTGACTTTATTAACAATTATAAACAAATCTTTGGTGCTGGTATTATCACTCCACAAAAACAAATCATTACAGGATAATTTTGAAGACTTTCTATACTAATGTTCAATCGATGGGTAATTATATACTCTATCGAGGCGTGAAAGATGGTAAAAGATTTAAAACAAGAATTGAATACCAACCAACGATGTATGTGCCTTCTCGTAAAGTATCCAATTTCACAAGTTTAGGTGGTGATTATCTTGAACCATTCAAAGCTGGTGGTATTCGAGACACAAGAGAATTTAATAAAAAATATGAAGGTGTTGAAGGATTTAAAATCTATGGCCAAAATAGATTTGAATATGCCTTTATTGCTGAACAACATTCCGATATGGTTGAATGGGATCAAGATTCAATATCAATAGCAATTATCGATATTGAGGTTGGTTCTGAGAATGGCTTTCCTGATCCATATAAAGCTGATGAACCGATTACCGCTATCGCTATTAAATATATTAATGGTGATATGATTGTATTTGGTTGTGGTGATTATGAAGTTAAAGGAACAGAAAAATATATCAAATGTTTGAATGAACATTCACTATGTCATAAGTTTATGGAGCTTTGGTTTAAAAAGTGTCCAGATATCATCACGGGTTGGAATACAAAATTCTTTGATATTCCATATATCATTAATCGATTTAGAAAAATACTTGGCGAAGATGAAACTAAAAAGTTATCTCCGTGGGGTATGATCACAGAACGAAAAACAACAATCAATGGCCGTGAATTAATTGCCTATGATATGATGGGTGTTTCGGCACTCGATTATATCGAACTATACAAATGGTACGCACCTGGCGGTAAATCACAAGAGTCCTATCGATTAGATTATATTGCTGAAGTTGAATTGGGTAAAAACAAATTATCATATGATGAATACGATAATCTACATGCACTTTTCAAACTAAACTATCAAAAGTTTATTGAGTATAATATTGTTGACGTTGAACTCATTCAAGAACTTGAAGATAAGTTAAAGTTAATTGAATTGGCTATGACTTTGGCTTATGATACAAAATCAAATTATGATGATGTATTTGCTCAAACTCGTATGTGGGATTCTTTAACATATAGTTATTTACTCAAACGAAATATCATTGTTCCACCGAGAGAAGTGAAATCTAAAGATTCTGCTTTTGAAGGTGCTTATGTAAAAGATCCTCAAGTAGGTAAACATGATTGGGTGGCTTCATTCGACTTGAATAGTCTTTATCCACATCTCATTATGCAATATAACATTTCACCAGAAACACTTATTGAACCTAAAGATTATACTGAAGAAATGAGAGATATCATTTCAAAAGGTGTTAATGTCGACAAGTTATTAAATAAAGAAATTGACACTTCTAAATTACAGAACGTAACAATCACTCCTAATGGACAATTCTTTAGAACTGATATGCACGGCTTTTTGCCAAAAATGATGCTTGAGATGTATGAAGATCGTAAGAAATTTAAAAACTTAATGTTAAAGGCAAAACAAGATTATGAAAACGAACAAGACGAGAGCAAGAAATATGAAATCTCAAAACGAATTGCAAGGTACGATAATCTTCAACTTGCTAAGAAAGTCACTCTTAATAGTGCTTATGGTGCTCTTGGTAGTCAATATTTTAGATTTTATGATTTACGGCAAGCTTTGGCAGTTACATTGGCTGGTCAATTAAGTATTCGTTGGATTGAGAATAAACTTAATGGTTACATGAATAAATTATTAAAAACAGAGGATGATTATGTTATTGCGTCTGACACAGATTCTATCTACCTCAAACTTGCGCCGTTGGTGGATGCAATCTATAAAGAAGAAAAGTCAACTACAAAAGTTATCTCCTTCATGGACAAAGTTTGTGAAACTAAAATTCAACCGTTTATTGATAGTAGTTATCAGGAACTTGCAGATTATGTCCATGCTCATGAACAAAAGATGGAAATGAAACGTGAAGCATTATCTGATAAAGGTATCTGGACTGCCAAGAAAAGATACATTTTGAATGTTCACAATAATGAAGGTGTTCAATATAAAGAGCCTAAACTTAAAGTTATGGGTCTTGAAATGATTAAGTCATCAACACCATCTGCCGTTCGTGTAAAGATGAAAGAATCCATTAAAGTGATGTTAAATGGTACTGAATTAGATGTTCAAAAGTTTATTGCTGACTTTAAAGAAGAATTTAAACATCTTCCCGTAGAAGACATTTCTTTCCCAAGAGGTGTTAATGGCATGCAAGAGTATAAAGATTCGTCAACTATATATAAGAAAAGCACACCAATACATGCTAAAGGTGCATTGATTTATAATCATTTCTTAAAAGATTTTAAACTAGACAAAAAATATCAATTAATTCAAAATGGTGAAAAGATTAAATTTGTCTATCTAAAAACACCTAATACATTTAATCAATCAGTAATTTCATTTCCAAATAGAATTCCTAAAGAATTTGATATTGAGAAATTTGTAGATTACGACTTACAATTTGAGAAAACATTCTTGGACCCTATTAAGATTATCCTCGATTGCTTGCATTGGAGTACCGAAAAACAAAGTTCACTAGAGGATTTCTGGTCATGATTTACTTAACCTTTTTATCTGCATTTATTTTATCAGGTATTGCTGGATATTATTCAATTGTTGGATTAGCACTCATATTTCCTGGTGCTTTTTGGCCAGTGGTGATTATGGGAAGTGCATTAGAGTTTTCTAAGCTTGTAACTGCTTCTTGGTTATACAGGCATTGGAAAGTAGCACCTTTATTATTAAAATCATATTTGACAGCTGCTGTTTGTATTCTTATGTTAATCACATCTATGGGTATTTTTGGTTTCTTATCTAAAGCTCATATTGAACATTCAGTTGAATTAGGTCCTATTGCTGATAAAGTTGCCATATACGAAGAAAAAGTATCATCACTTAAACAAAGAATTGAAGAAAACAAACGAACAATTAAAACGATGGACAATTCTGTTGATCAAGTTTTATCAAGATCGACATCAGAAGAATCAGCTACAAAATCTGTAAACATTAGAAAATCACAACAAAAAGAAAGAACAAGATTATCTAATGAAAATTTACAATTACAAAAAGAGATAGCACAGATACAAGAAGAAAAAGCTCCAATTATGGCTTCATTAAGAAAGACTGAAGCTGATGTTGGTCCTATTAAATATGTTGCTGAATTGATTTATGGTAATGCCGATTCTGGTATTATTGATAAAGCAGTAAGACTGGTAATAATGATAATTATGGTTGTGTTTGACCCATTAGCTGTGTTATTATTAATAGCTGCAAATCTAACTTTAACTCTTGGTAAAAAAGAAGAAATAAAACCAGCACATAAACCAGACTGGCTCGAAGATGACAATCGTGCCGATATTATTGGCCAAAACGGTAATGATGGCGAACATTATGGTGAAGTTGATGAAACATCAGTTAAAGTTGAAAAAGAAAACATAACTAATATAGAAGAACCGATTGCTGAAGATATTAATCAGTATGAAAGTCCAGCAAAACAAAAAGTGGAAACACATCACGCACCAGGTGTTTACGAAGAAGAAGATGTACCTTTTGACCATGTTAAATATAAATGAAGAGGAAATTGAAATGAGCATTTTAGATAAAATTAAAAAGAACACCAGTATCAAAGACGCAGCTATTCTGTCACATTCTAAATTCTTTACTGAAAAGGATATGATACAAACACAGATACCAATTATCAACGTTGCGTTATCTGGCAAACTAGATGGTGGATTAACACCAGGTTTAACGATGTGGGCAGGTCCATCAAAACACTTTAAGACTGCTTTCTCATTATTGATGGCAAAATCATATCTCGACAAATACCCCGATTCGGCTTTATTATTCTACGATAGTGAGTTTGGAACACCGCAATCTTATTTTGATTCTTTTGGTATTGATACTAAACGAGTATTACATACACCAATTACTGATATTGAACAATTAAAGTTTGACATCATGCAACAACTTCAAGGTCTTGAACGTGATGATAGAGTTATTATCGTTGTAGATTCTATCGGCAATTTGGCATCGAAGAAAGAAGTTGAAGATGCACTAGATCAAAAATCAGTTGCTGATATGTCAAGAGCTAAACAAGTTAAATCATTATTCAGAATGGTAACACCACATCTTAATCTTAAAAACATTCCAATGATTGTAGTTAACCATACTTACATGGAAATCGGCATGTTCCCTAAAGCTATTGTTGGTGGCGGTACAGGTTCTTATTACTCTGCTGATAATATTTTTATTATTGGCCGCCAACAAGAAAAAGAAGGCCAAGATATCATTGGTTATAACTTTATTATTAATGTGGAGAAATCAAGATATGTTAAAGAAAAAGCTAAAATACCCGTCACTGTTTCTTTCGAGGGTGGCATTTCTAGGTTTTCTGGTTTATTGGATGTTGCTATTGAAGGTAACTTCGTTGTCAAACCATCTAACGGATGGTATTCAAAAGTTGATACTGAAACTGGTGAAGTTCAAGAAAAGAAATATCGTATCAAAGAAACTGATACCGAAGATTTCTGGAAAGATATCTTAGCAAGTAAGAAGTTCCAAGAATATATCAAAAACAAATATACAGTAGCATCAGCTGATATTATGAATTATTCACAACCAGAAATAGAAGATGAGGAATTCGTAAATGGAAAGTCATAAAAGAACAATTGTCAGAATGATCTCTTATAGATTAACTGCGTGGTCGTTTACAATATTTTGGACTTGGTTAATTATAGGAGACTTAGCTAAGTCTACTGGTTTTGCTACATCTTTGCATTTACTATTAAGTATTGATTATTATATACATGAACGTATTTGGTTAAAAATAAAATGGGGCAAATTATGAAAGAAGCAGTCGATTATGAATATGTGATTGATGAAAAAGATAAATCATCTGTCCATATTAAATTACTTACCGGTGAATATAAAGATACTATATTCAAATACGGTAAAGTAGGAGTTAAAGAAGAAGATGATAAAGCCTATTTACAATTCAACTATGATGTGATACAATCACCTATTAAGAATTTAGAAAAGAAGTTAGAATTTAAGAATTATATTGGTGATCTATTATCAATTATTATTACAAAACAAGTAGACGTGGAAGAAACATATTATGATGAGAACCGAACTGACGATATTAAAGAATCTGGTATTCAATGATGAATATTCAAAAAAAGTATTACCTTTCATAAAAAGTGAATATTTTTCAGATAGAACAGACAAGCTAATTCATGAACAAATTAATGATTATATACTCAAGTATAATTCATTACCATCTTATGAAGCTTTAGTATTATCACTTAAAGAAAAAAATGGACTTACTGCCGAAGAGGTGAATAAGTCCACTGAACTTTTACAAGAAATAAATCAAACAAAAAATGAAGAATCCAAACTAGATTGGTTACTTGACGTTACCGAAAAGTTTTGTCAAGAGAAAGCTATCTATAATGCGGTATTAGATTCTATTCACATTCTCGATAACAAGTCTAAGAACGATAAAGGGGCTATTCCTGGCATACTTTCCGATGCTCTGGCAGTGTCTTTTGATAGCCATATAGGTCACGATTACTTGGGTAATTCTGATGAACGATATGACTTCTACCACAGAAAAGAAGAAAGAATACCATTTGATCTAGAGTATTTTAATAAGATCACTAAAGGTGGTTTACCACAAAAGACTTTGAATATTGCTTTAGCTGGTACCGGTGTTGGTAAGTCGTTGTTTATGTGTCATGTGGCCGCAGGCGCAATGGTTCAAGGACGCAATGTTCTTTACATTACCATGGAAATGGCAGAAGAAAGAATTGCAGAACGTATCGATGCAAACCTACTAAATGTTCGTCTGGACGATCTCACTGATTTACCAAAAGATGTTTATGACAAGAAAATTGGTAAAGTTCGTGAAATGACTACAGGAAAGCTAATTATTAAAGAGTATCCGACCGCAGCGGCCAGTGCTGTCCATTTTCGAACACTCCTTAACGAATTGAATCTAAAGAAGAATTTCGTACCCGATATTATATTCATAGATTACCTAAATATTTGTTGTTCCTCTAGAGTTAAACCTGGGGCTTCCGTCAATTCTTATACTTACATTAAAGCGATTGCCGAAGAGTTAAGAGGTTTGGCCGTAGAGTTTTCAGTACCAATCGTGAGTGCCACACAAACTACGAGAAGTGGTTTTACTAATTCTGATCCAGGTCTTGAAGACACATCAGAATCATTTGGTTTACCAGCAACAGCCGACTTTATGTTTGCCTTAATTTCATCTGAAGAGATGGAAGAATTAGGTCAAATCATGGTTAAACAGTTAAAGAATAGATATAATGATCCTACACATTATAAAAGATTTATATTGGGTGTAGACCGAGCAAAGATGAAACTATATGATGTTGAACAAGCTGCACAGGTAGACTTGGTAGATTCGGGTCAGAATCAAAAAACTTTTAAAAAGAATTTCGACGGATTTAAGATATGAACATAGTCAGAAAACTTAACAGGTCAGTAGATTCATTAAAACTACAAGGCCTTAAGGTTTCTGACATCACTCGTAAATTAAAAACTAAATTTAAAGAATATTTTATTACTGTTGAGCATCATAAAACAATAACAACAGGATTTTCAGTCACAGCTTATCACCATTGTGAGAAACAAAAAAGTAGTTTGTTTGTTTGTAGTAAGAGTGATTGGAGATTAAAAAAAAAAGAATATGATGATTTTAAATTTGAGATTGTATCTACAATACTACATGAACAGGTACATAATCGACAATTTGAAAAGAGATTAGCAATACTTCATGAATATGAATGTGACTTTCATAGGAATGATGTGAATAAATCGGAAGACCAAAATTACTATGGTAATCCAGACGAGATAGAAGCATATGCAAATGATATAATTCTAGAATTGTCAAAAGCTGGAAAAGTTGAAGAAGGATTGAGAAGGCCGAAGAGAGTTGGAATAAATCATTCTAATTATCTTTATACATATTATAAAGCATTTAAATCATTTCGTCATCCTGATATGAAGCGTTTACTTAAAGAATGTTATAAAATTAAAGACAAGGTGAAATGGGAAACTTAAATAGAGAACAAGCATTACATATATCAAAGTCATTCAAAGATTACTTCGATCAATACAGTAATATAGAATCTTATATGAGGGAAGAAAAACTCAAATCACTTGAGTATCTTTCTAATCCTTTATTTCCAATTGAAGATGATTTATTCTCAGATTTTTCTATGCATCCAAAAGACATGGATATAGAATTGTGTGAGATCAATCGAAATCAATGGGAAAATTTGATGAATATTACGTCATCTCATATCAATAAAGCACCAGTTGGTCGTAATATTGAATTGGCAGCTAGAGAAAAGAACACAGGTAAAATTCTAGGATTTATTCGTCTTGGTTCTCCAATGATCTACATGAAACCACGTAATGTATTATTAGGTCAGGTCTTTTCACAACAACAAGAATGGTCAAAAAGATTTAACTTAGCCACGATTATGGGTTTTGTAATTGTGCCATCTCAACCATTTGGATTTAATTATCTTGGTGGTAAACTACTCGCTTTAATGTGTGCTTCACATGAAGTAAGAGAAATCTGTAATAAGAAATATGGCATGAATTTATGTTTCTTCGAGACAACTAGTTTATATGGTTCAACTAAAGGTATGTCACAATATGACGGTTTAAGTCCATATATAAAATATCGTGGTACAACCGATTCTGATATAATTCCTATGTTACATGGTAAAGATTGGGATAATATGAGAGATTATGTTGAAAATATTGTAGGTGATATATTAGAAGGTGATGAATCTACAACTTCACGTAAACTTAGATCATTTATTAAAATTGTTGCTATGGCTAAAGCTGCATTAAAAGGAACACCTGAAGGTGAAGAGTTTAATCACATTATTGATGGAGCTAAAGCCTTAACAGAAAAGAAAAGATATTATACAAGTAATTATGGTTTCTCAAATTATATTGATTATGTGAATTGTAAAACAGATAAATTAATTCCAGGTGAAAACTACGAGAAACATAATTTAGCAAACATGGTTGAATGGTGGAGAAACAAAGCTAGTAATAGATATGATACTCTCAAATCAGAAGGCCGATTGAGAATGGACCTTGAGGTTTGGAATACTAATAGAAATATACAGATTATAAGATAAATATCTTATCGTTTAGGAGACATAAATGCCATTAGATTATAATATACAAAACATATTAAAACAATATGATACAACTGATGATGATTTTGGTTTTTCAGCCGTATCTGAAGCTGAATATAATTCAGTTATAAGTAAATCAGCAGAAACAGCTGATGATTTCAAACTAAGATTAGAAGAAGTAGAAAAGTTAATTATACCTTTCCTACAGAAACTATATAAGACTGCTGATAAAGAATACATTTATTGGCCAAATCGTAAACCAATCATTGAAAGTCAAATCAGTAAAATTTTAAAATTAACACGTGGATAAGGGAGTTATTATGGTAAAAGATTTTTCTAAAGTGTATGTATCTGGTGCTGGCATTCCAGAATATATCAATCGTTTGGGTGAAGACACAGTTGGTCTTGAGTTAGGTGTATGGACTGGTGAAAACTTCAGTTACATTCTACAACAATGTCCTGGAATTAAAACATTACATGGCATTGATCAATATAAAGCTTATCAAGATTGGAATAGACCAATCACTCAAGAAATGATTGATGATGTTAAACGTCAATCTTTCGAAAACATTGAAGCTTCAGGCCATAAAGATAAAGTAGTATTCCATGAAGTGTCAGCTAAAGAAGGTCTTGACATTATTGCTGATGGTTCTTTAGATTGGATTTTTGTTGACGGCGATCACTCATATGAACATGCTAAACATGACATTTCATCATACTATTCTAAAGTTCGTTCTGGTGGTTTATTTGCCGGACACGATTTCAGTTTACCTGGCGTTACCAAGGCTGTAAGAGAATTTAGAGAAGAAAATAATATCACAGAACAGATTATGTTCACAAATAACGATGTGTGGTTATGGTATAAAAACTAATGAGCAACATTTTTGTTATTAGTTCGTGTTTGAAACCTAAAGTTGGTGTGATAGATCATGAAATCAGATATATTCAAACATTAAACACAATCAAATCAATACGAGATAGAGTTTCAGATTCTATTATCGTATTTGTTGATTCTTCACCTACACCTGTTGATGATGATAAATTAAATAACATTAAACATCAGGTGGATTATTTTGTTACTCTATTTAACCACTCTAGAGCATTAGAGATGGGAGAACAGGGATTAAAAACTCCAGGTGAAGCATATAACATGATTGTCGCCTTTGATATTATTAGAAGTAGTGGTCTACAAAACGTCCAAAGAATATTTAAAATAACAGGTCGTGCTGAACTTACTGATGATTTTCATATTGAAGATTATATCGGTTTAGATAACAAATATGTTTTCAAAAAAAGAAATGAATCATGGATGTCACCAGCATTACAATTAGTAGATACTAGATTATGGTCTTTTGATTTTAGTATGATGGAAGAGGTTGCCAATTTGATGGTGAATGTGTATAATGAATATTTCAATACAGGTTGGGATATGGAACATTTAATTTTTAAACATATAGACAAAAATAAATTTATTGAAAAAGAAGTTCTTGGTTTAAAATGCCAAGTATCATCTGACGGAAGAATACAATATGACTAAACCATTAGTAACAGTTATTACAGCAACTACCGGTAATGAATTAGTGAGACAGAATATAGATTCTGTTTTAAATCAAACTTACGATAATGTTCAACATTTAGTAGTCGTAGATGGCAAACATCCACATGCTGATGTTATTTTATCAGACTATGGTCAACATGTAGATAAAAAAATTGATGTGTTAAAATTGCCATATGCCACAGGTATAGAACAATATAATGGCCATAGAATCTATGGTGGTTGTACCTATTTCGCTAAAGGTGAATACATCATGTTCTTAGATGAAGATAATTGGTTAGAACCAAATCATGTAGAAACTTTAGTTAATGTTGTTCAACAAAATAATACTTGGGCATATTCACTTCGTAAAATTGTTGATTTTGATGGCAACTATATATGTAATGATGATTGTGAATCGTTAGGTAAATGGGAGTCTGTCATTAATGATTACTTTGTTGATGTAAATTGTTTTTTCTTACCTAGAGATTTAGCGTTACAGTTTTCACCAGGTTGGTATCGTAGAGCTAGACATCCACAAGAGCAACCAGAAGTGGATAGATTGTTAAGTATGTGGTTACGAGGTAATAAATACACATGCAATACTAATGGTGAATATACAGTTAATTATCGAGCAGGCAATCGTGCTGATTCGGTGCAAAAAGAGTTCTTCCTTAGCGGAAATGAAATGATGAATAAAAAATATAATGGAGATTTACCATGGCGCAAAAAGACCTCGTAATAGGTGTTTTTTCAAACTATACATATGACTTCGTAAAACCTTGGATCAAATCAATCAAAGAAACAGGTTTTAAAGGAGATGTTATATTATATGCAATTGATATACAACAAGAAACAGTAGATAAAATTATTGCTGATGGTGTTAAAGTCATCAAAGCAAAAAAAGAAGGCGATATGATGATTCATATGCAACGCTTCTTCTACATTTATGATTTCTTAAAAGAGTTTGGTCACAATTATCGTTATGTAATTTCAACAGATGTTCGTGATGTTATCTTCCAATTAAATCCAATTGACTTTCTAGATAATTCAGAAATGAGGACACATATTGTTACCTCTGGTGAATCTATTCGTATTAAAGATGAGGCATGGAATCGTAATAACATTGTTACAAACTTTGGTGATTATTTCTATGATGAAGTTAAAGATTTAGAAGTTCAAAACGTTGGCATCTTAGCTGGCACATCAGCATATATGAAAGACTTATGTTTCTCTTTATATCAAATGTCACTAAACCGACCAGATTGGGTTGCAGATCAAGCAGCTTACAATATGTTAGTTCATCATGAACCATGGAGATCAATATCATCAAATTGTGGTTTACAAGATTGTTGGGCTATCAATGCTCATGTCACCAACTATGATAGAGAAAAAGAAAAGTTCAAACCATTCTTAATGGATGTTCCTCCAGTATTAGAAAATGGCCAAATTGTTCATGGAACATCTAAACGACCATTTCATATCATTCATCAATATGACCGTGTTAAAGAATGGAAGAAATTCTATGAAGATAAGTATGATGTGAAAATTGAATCACAATACACACCAGATGAAGATATTATTGTTATAAGGACTGCATAATGAAATGTATAGTTACCGGTGGAGCCGGATTTATAGGATCACATATCGTAGATAGATTAGTTTCTATGGGTGCTGATGTGACTGTAATTGATAATGAATCGGCAATTGCTCACGATCAATTCTATTATAATCCAAAAGTATTCTATTACAAATATGATATTGCTAACTATCATCAAATTAATGAATTATTTGATAATGTAGATTATGTTTTTCACTTAGCAGCTGAATCTCGTATTCAACCAACACTTGAAAATCCACTATTGGCGTTTAAAACAAATACAGTAGGAACTGCAACTGTATTACAATGTGCCAGAGAAGCGGGAGTTAAGAGGGTTATCTATTCATCAACATCATCAGCTTATGGTTTAGCAAATACACCTCCTCTCCGTGAAACCATGCCTGACGACTGTTTGAATCCATATTCAGTATCTAAAGTCGCCGGTGAAAAAGCATGTAAGATGTATACAGATTTATTTGGATTAGAAACAATCACATTCAGATATTTTAATGTATATGGTCCTAGAGAACCGGTAAAAGGTCCTTACGCACCTGTTGTCGGTTTGTTCTTGCGACAAAAAGCGGTTGGAGAGACACTCACAATTATTGGTGATGGATTACAACGCAGAGATTTTACACATGTATCAGACGTGGTTGATGCTAATATTTCAGCAATTACCAATGGTGTTCCAGGTAGTCTATATAACATCGGAACAGGAAAAAATAATTCTGTATTAGAGCTTGCCAATATGATATCAAATGATGTAACATATTTACCTGCTAGATTGGGTGAATCAAGAGAAACATTAGCTTGTAATAATAAAGCTTTTGAAGAATTAAAATGGAAACCAGTAAAAAGAATTGAAGACTATATTAAAGAGAGATTAAATGGGTAATATTACAATTGTAACAGCATTTTTTGATATTGGCAGAGGTGATTGGACACCAGAAAAAGGTCTTCCACACTATCTACATCGATCAAACGAGACCTATCTAGAAAGATTCGGTCATCTCGCCACCCTTAATAATGAAATGGTAATTTTTACATCGGCCGATTTGGTTGATAAGATTACACCATATCGTGTAGGTAAAGAAGATATTACCAAGATTATTGCTATCGATTATAAAGATATGTTTAAAGAAGAACGATTGAACATAGCTACAATTCAAACAGATGAAGAATATAGAAGTAAAATTAATCCATCTCAAATTAAGAATCCAGAATACTGGTCAGCTGACTATGTTTTGGTAAACTTCTTAAAATCACATTTCGTTAATCATGCTATTGAGAGTGGATCAGTCACTAATGACACGGCAGCTTGGATTGACTTTGGTTACTGTCGAGATATGTCTATGTTAGGTGGACACACTGAATGGAACTATGATTTCAATAAAGATAAAATACATTTCTTTCAACATAAAGAATTTGACAACAAAAGAACTATCTTAGACGTTATTGCCAATAATGACGTTCATATTCTTGGTGCCAAGATTGTGGCTAGTGTTGAGAAGTGGCCTACATTAGAAAAGATAATGGATCACTCTATTAGAGAAATGATGAAACATAAGTTGATTGATGATGACCAAACGGTTATGTTGATTTCAAGTCTTTTAAAACCAGAGTTATTTGAATTGCATAAAATTGTACCAGATCATACTTGGATTGAACATAATTCAATTTTCAAAGAATATAACGTATAAATAGTTATATCATTACGACCATAGTGTGTTGTTAACCAATGAAAACATTTTATACCCATTTAACCGAGCAGGCTGAAGGTGAGAAACTCACCCATATCGAGCATTTAGAAGACCATCCAATTAACAATGGTTCTAAAGGTTTTGAACATGCGTCAGAAGTTCTACATGCAGTAAAACGACACATTGATGCTGGCCGTAACAACTCAGATTTGACTATGAAACATGATGGTTCTCCATCTATCGTTTACGGACACCATCCAGAGAGTGGTAAGTTTTTCGTTGCCACCAAATCAGCCTTCAACAAAACACCAAAAATCAACTACACAGAAAAAGACATTGAAGCAAATCACGGTCATGCCCCAGGTCTTGTAGAAAAACTTAAAGCTGCTTTACATCATTTACCTAAGATTGCGCCTAAAAAAGGTGTATTTCAAGGTGATGTTCTACATTCTGGCACTGATGTTGAAAAAAAAGATGGTAAAGTTAGTTTCACACCAAATACTATTACATATTCAGCTAAAGAAAATTCACCTGAAGGCAAGAAAATTGCTGATTCTAAATTTGGTGTCTATACACATACTGAATATAAAGGTAATGATGCTTCATCAATGAAAGCACATTTCAATCCTAATCTTTCAGGTTTTAAAAATAGTCATGAAGTCTATCACAGAGAACCAGGTCATGACACATCTAAAACACCATTAAATTCAAAAGATTCAGAAGAATTTGATTCACATTTAAATACGGCACAATTATTACATGATAAACATGGTAAGAAAATGTATTCGGCTGTTGAACCACACACCGAACATATTAAAACATATATTAATAACACAATTAAAACGGATGAAAGTCCAAGTGCTGAAGGATTTGCAAATCATGTCACAGGTAAACTAGGTAAAGCAATTGATAAGTTAAAAACACCTAAGGCTAAAGATGCAAAAACTCAAGAATTAAAAGCACACTTAGGTCATATTCAAAAGAATCAAGAACATCTTGATAACTTTTTCCGCATGCACCATCATTTACAACAAGCTAAAAATGTATTAGTTCGCACACTATCAAAAAATACTGGTGGTCTAGAACAAACAATAAATGGTAAAAAAGTAAAACCAGAAGGCTTCGTTTATAATCATAACGGCGAAGTAACTAAATTAAATGATAGACACGAATTTAATAAACTAAACGCATTAAAGAGAGCATAATGAAAGCTTTTAGAACATATTTAAATGAAGCAGCTATCGCTGGTCGAGGAGTGATTGCAGCTTCAGGTCGTGAAATGGAAAGACATAAACAAAAATATGTCACACCTTTTCTTGGTGGCAAAGAATTCTCTCATGTATTGGCTTCCGACCACGGCGATATGGAGGCTGGAACAAAAGTAAAATTTAAAAAAGATGAATTGATTAATAATAAATTACACGTTCATGCTGTCGATGAAAAAGGCAATAAACAAATAATTCCAGTTAATAAAATACACAAACCAGGCGAAGTCACCAAAAACGAAGGACATAATTACGAAAACCAAACATTCTCTCGTTTTCAAAAATTTGGATTAACACCTAAAGAAGCAAAACCAGCAGGTTCTTCTGGTGGCACAGATGTGCCTATTGTCAACAAGAAAAAACAATTAGTTCATGGTGGTAAAATTACAAATGGTGAAGATATTCTTAATGGTGAAGTTAAACAAGGAACAACAGCAGCTTTCGGGCAATTGACAATTCGACATGATTCTAAAAAAGGTGGCTGGCATATTCCTGATGATGCTAGAGGCCGAAGATCACAATATGCAGCTGAGATTGAAAAATCAGGCATATTGAAACATATGAACAAATATCAGAATCCAGATAAAGGTCAAGTAGAAATTACTGCTAGTGGCCGAGCAAAAAGTATTACAATTAAACATCCTGATTTAAAACCAGGTGAAGCATATCTGAAAGATCACGGTGTGCATGTTCTACATGTAGGCAGCGGTTATGGCACTTATCATGTTGGTGATAAAGATTTATCGGGACATGGTTTACCTTCAATTTCTGGAACAGGTAAATGGACTATAAGAGATAAACATCGCAACGAAAAAACAAGAACTGTGATGTTTCAACCAGATGGTGCAAAAGGTTTAAATAAGAGTGATGTCAATTTAGATAAAGATGACCACATTCAATCATTCGCAAAGACTTTAGGTCACTAATGAAAACATTCAAGTCATATTTAATTGAAGCAAAAGAACAGGATGGTGGTCTTCATATGTTTGATATGGATGATACACTATTCCATACTTCTGACCAAATACACGTTAAAGATAAGTTCGGTAATACAAAAGAGACACTAACTAATCAAGAATTTAATAATCATAAGTTACCTAAAGATCACACTTATGACTTTTCTGAGTTTAGAAATGCTGAAAAGTTCCATAAAGAAGGCGAACCTATTCACCCAATGATTAATAAATTGAAAGCAATTCATAGAAACGCAGAGGCCAAAGGGGCTGGAAGTAAAGTCATTATAAATACAGCAAGATCCGATTTCGATAAAAAGGGTGTAGTTGCACAGAAGTTTAAAGATCACGGAATTGACATTAATAAAGTTCATATTGAACGTGCTGGTAATTTGCCAGGTGATGAACCGCCAGCAGAAAAGAAAGCAAAGATAGTTAGAAAATATCTTGCCAATCAACCATATAAACATGTAACCTTATATGATGATAGTAAAAAGAACTTACAAACACTATTAAAAATGAAAAAAGAATATCCACACGTCAAATTTCATGCCTATCATGTTCAACCTGACGGATCAACTAAGAAATTAAACGATGACTCAAATTAAATCTTTTATAGAATTAACGGAAGAAAAAAATAAGGCCGTAGTCTTGCACTATGGTCGTATGAATCCTCCTACAAAAGGCCATGAAGAAAATATCAATGGCGTAAAAGATTTGGCTGCAAAACATAATGCAGACCATTTAGTTGTCGCTTCACACACTCAAGATAAGAAAAAGAATCCATTAAGTCCCGAACAAAAACAAAAGCATTTAAATAGAGCTTTTCCAGATACAAACATCGAAGTTGCTTCTAAAGAAAAACCTACAATCATGCACCATGCAAAAGCTTTAGCTGCAAAAGGTTATAATCACCTTATCGTAGCCGCTGGTGCTGACAGAGCAAAAGAATATCACGACCTATTACACAAATACAATGGTAAAGAATACAACTTCAAAAAGATTACAGTAACATCTACAGGTCAAAGAAAAGAAGGTGTGTCTGGTACAGATATGCGTAATCATGCTAAGAACAATGATTACAATTCATTTAAAAAGAATTTACCATCTAATGTTCAAAAAAATGACAAACATTCAAGAGAGTTATTCCATGATACCAAATCTGGTATGGGATTACACGAAAGCGCAAATCGTAGTATGTTCAAAGCATTATTCCTGGTTGGTGGACCTGGTTCAGGTAAAGATGTTATTATCCGAGAAGCAATTGCAGAAAAGAACGCAGTTGAGATTAATGCCAACAAAGCCTACGATTTCATTATTGACAAGTTAAAGTTATCTGAAGAAACTAAAGACTATCAACTTAATGCTATTAGAAATAGAAACGCATTGGTGATTAATGGTGCTTCAGATGACATCACTAAGATTTCTACTATCAAAGAAGAACTTGAAGAATTAGGTTACACAACAATGATGGTGTTTGTTAATACAACAAATGAGATATCAGAAAGACGTAACCAACAACATTCTAGAATCATTTCTGAACAAATTAGAGTTGATAAGTGGAATAAATCACAAGAAAATCTTGATAAGTTTTATAATATATTTGAAGCTTTCTTAGAGTTTGATAATTCAATCAATTTACAGGAATCAGATGCCCTTGTAAAAGAGAATAAAGAAAACGAACTGAGTGACATGTGTAATGAAATCTCATTCTTCTTTAGAACTAAAGTATTGACAGAATTGGCTAAGGATTGGTTAAGATCAAAAGGTCGATTAGATGTTAATGAAGACATTAAATCTCTATTTGAGAAGAAAAAAGTATTAAAAGATAACAGTGCTCCAATAACACAAATGATCAGAAAAGATGGTAAAATTGATAGAGTTGATGATGGTGATGTTAAAGATAACTCCAGTTATATTTTTAGAACATATGTTGAATCAAATCCAACATTGAAGATTAATCCAATACCAAAAGTGCCAAATTTTGATCAAGATAAAGAATCTAAAAAGAATAAAAGAACAGCAGTAAATGGTATATTGCCAGGTAGAGTTATGAATGGAACAGGCGTGGGTGATACATGGGATAATAGAACTTCCGGTACCGTATATCCAATGAGTGGTCTTGGTAACGCTACTTACAGAGAAAGTTTCAGTAAATTTAGAAATAAAGTTAAAGAGGCCATTGACGATCCAGGTGCTTCAGACATGGGAACGTTTGGTGGTATGGGTAATGGTGTCGATAAAGAACCATTAGAAACACCATTGAACAAATTTTCATCATCTGGTGATAATACAAAGAAAAAAAAGATAAATAAGCAATCAAATGCTGGTTCTAGCGTAGAGCAGAAGCAAACCAGCGAAAAATAAACAGGAGATAATAATGTCAAAATTTGCCCCACATGTATCAGAATCACTAATCGATGCGGTTAGTTTAATTCTGGATGAAGCTAAAGTCGAACCAGATGCACCAGATGCAGCTGCTATTGCTAGACGTAAAGCGTTACAAGCAATAAAAGACAAACAAGAAGACGAAAAAGCTGAAAAGGGTGAAGACAAACCTAAAAATGCTAGCACTAAAGTAGCTGGACATCAATACGGTGGTGCAAAACAAAAACATGAACCTGAAATTGAAGAAGAATTAAAAGGCAATCAACATAAGATTGATGCCAACAAAAACGGCAAAATTGATGCTGATGACTTCAAGAAATTACGTGGTGAAGAATTAAAAGGCAATCAACATAAGATTGATGCTAATAAAAACGGTAAGATTGATTCTCATGATTTTAAACTTCTTCGTGGTAAGAAAAAAGCTAATGAAGATATTGAATTAGATGAACGTGAATTATCTCCAGCTGAAGCAGACAAAAAAGAAAAGTATGTTAAATCAATGAAAAAAGGTTTAGCAGGTTTCAAAGCGAGATATGGTTCTAAAGCTAAAAATGTAATGTATGCTACTGCTACAAAACTTGCTAAACATGAAGGATATTTCAAAAATATCGATATTAAAAATCAAGAAAAAGCTGAAAAAGCTAAAAAAGATTTACCATTCACACCAGATAAAAATCCTAAAAAAATAGCAACTCCAGGTAAACATGGTTATGGTCCATCAGCTGCTAAACAATTAGCCAAACAAGGTATGGCAGGTCTCACTAAAGAAGGCACAGGCGGTCCAATCTATCCAAAACCTTTCATTAAACTTGGCGATCTTCTTGCTCGTGCTAAAGATATGAGAAATATCAAACAAGCAACTATTGTTAATCCTAAAGATGAAACTCAAATTGTTATGAAAAAAGAAGAAGTTGAACAAATTGATGAAGGAATGTCACCAAAAGATGCTTCTAATAAAGCTACTATTAAATCTATGATAGCAAAAAAAGAAGACAATAATCAAGATAGTGATAATCAATATGATTCACATAAAGATGCCGCTTTAGCTCATAAAATAGCTAGAGATAAGTATGAAAAAGGTTCTAAAGAATATAATGACCATGATAAACAACATAAACATCATTTAGAAGTTATAGGTGAAGAATCTATAAAAGAAACAATGATGGGTAAAGCTGGTTGCACTTCAGAAGACGATAAAAAAAAAGCTGAGAAACCAGTAGATTACGATAAACCAACATTCTTACGTAAAAAGGATGATTGGAGAAAAAGTAATCCAGCACATTTACCTAAACCAACAAAAGAAGAAGTTGAGTTGGATGAACGTATAATTACACCAGGCACAGGAACTTCACCTGACCCACTACTAGCTAGAACTGGATTAAATAAAGTTTTAAGAAAACCAAGAACTGGCCAGACTAATTTAAAAAATATACCCGGTGGAAATTTACCAGGAAGCCAATATAAATTTTCTGATGATGAAAAAACTAAACAAAAATCATTATTAAAAACTGCAATTAAATCAACACTTGCTAATAAAGAGCATGGTGCAAAACGTAAATTGCCAGAAGAGATTGAACAACTTGATGAATTGGATCCTAAAACATTAGCATCATATGCAAATAAGGCAGTTGGTGACACAAGTAAAGACCGATCAAAAATGATTAAGGTTGCCGACAAAAAACTTTATGGTAATCCAGATTTGAGATACAAATCTGAAGGTTTTAACACATTTAAAGGTGTGGCCGCTGAAATAAAAGCTGGAACATTTAGTAGAAGTAAACCTGATTTAGAATTGGCCAAACAAAAGAAAAAAGATTTAGAATCTTCTTTTGAAAATAAAACAAAAAAGAGAACTGAAGAAGTTTCAATAGATGAAACAGCAACACTAGACAAATATATCAGATCAATGGGTTATGATCCACAACATCTCGATAAGAATAAAAAAGTGATGTTCGCTAAAACGAATGCATATAAAACATTTGCTTCATCACAAAAAACAGAAGGTTTATATGATGGTGGCCAAAAAGGCACTCAAGACATCGATGTTCATATGTCACCAGGTGCGACTGCTAGAGGATAACATGGATCAATTAGACGAATTTGCTAAAGAAGTTGTAGATAGATATATCAAGTCTATGGGTTATAATCCTCAGACCATCAGTAGAGATAAACGTATGGCATTTACGAAGACTACACGTTTTCAACAATACGCTCAACGTATGGGTGAAGCACTTGAATTTCCTGGAGATGATGGCATGAATCCTAAAGGTTCTAGTTCTAAAGTTGTCGGTGAAAGAGCAAAAGGAATGTCTAAAAACGCAAACCTAATTAAATCGATATACAAGTATCATAAACTTAAAAAAGAAGTAAAAGAAGAGCTATATGACCACGAAAAAGATGATAAAGGTGGTAACGAAACATATGGCCAGAAACCCAAATTTGCTAAAGTAAAAGAAGGTGAGAAAGAAGATCAGTCAGATAGTAAAACAAAAGCAGCGGCTGTATTAACTGGTGGAACAACATTAACAGGTCAAAAACGAGATGATGTCGAGTTTGATCCAATGTTGAACAGACCAAATACTAACTCTGATGCTTCTGGAATGCAAATTAAAGCAAATAAAAAAAACATAAATAGATAGTAACATCTAAGATTAAAGGAGAATAAAGATGTCCTCATGGGGAAATAACGATAACGCAGCTAACTCACCTCTTATGGGTGCGACAACTGTAAATTTAGCACCAACAACTGCCAATAGAACTTTACTTTACGGTAACACTAGAATTAGTCAAATCGTAACTGGTGAAGAATATGGTATATTTGGTGTTGACGCAACTGAAGCTAAATTAAAAGGTGCTGGCGCACATACTGGTTGGGTTGCAAGAACAAAAGGTACAGGTCCAATTCTCACAATTACAGCTAACACTGGCGCTCATGGTGCTAATGGATACTTAACATTTACTGGTGGCGGCTCAGGAAATTCTGCTGCTAATGCTTACATGTATGTGAAAACAACAGGTGAAGTTAAAAATGTGGTAGTATTAACTGCCGGCACATATTCAGCTACACCAACAGCAGTTAGACCAGCAGGCGGTGCTTCAAATTCAACATTCACAGTTGTAATGGGTGGTCGTGCTAATAGAGAACAACAAGAAGTATTAGCTGCTATGCACACCATTATTGGTGACGGATCAGACGACACAGAATACGCTGATTCCTAATAATTGATGCAAGGTGTCGATGAGTAATCATCGGCATTTAACATGTTAAATGATTTAAATGATGAAAATTTTACGATATATGCAATGAAATCTTACAATTCTCCAAATTGCATAATGTCGGAATTTGAGGGTGATTTAAAAAGAACGAAGTATCTTAAAAAGTTATTTCGTAAATATAAAAAAAGCAATATATTAAAAGAGAGATTGATACTTAATCATATCATTCTCGTTTACAATGTCTTTGGTGTAGAAGCAGCCACAAGGATTCTATTCTATAAGATAGATGATCGTGACTACGATATACTAAAGACATTTTTATTGTATCTCAATTATATGCCAGAAAGAATTTCTGGTATTAGAGGTAATAACATAGATTCATCTACTATTATGGTAGATATGAATATTGCAGAAATATTAAGAAAACTATGAAAACGTTTAAATCTTTTTTAGAAGAAGTTAAAAAACCCACAGGTGATTTAAAAGATGCTTGTTGGAAAGGTTATATTGCTGTCGGAACAAAAAAGAAAAATGGCCAAGAAGTTCCTAATTGTGTTCCAACCAAAGAAGAAATAGAATTAGAAGAATCAACTCCAGCATGGCAACGTGCTGCTGGTAAAAATCCAGAAGGTGGTCTCAATAAAGCCGGTGTTGCATCATATCGTAGAGAAAATCCAGGATCAAAACTACAAACAGCAGTCACTACTAAACCAAGCAAATTAAAGCCAGGTTCTAAAGCAGCTAATCGCAGAAAATCATTCTGTTCAAGAATGAAAGGTATGAAAGTTAAATTAACTTCAGCAAAAACTGCTAAGGATCCAGATTCAAGAATTAACAAATCATTAAGAAAGTGGAATTGCTAATGAAATCATTTGGTAAACTAAGAAAAGAAGCTTGTTGGACAGGTTACAAAGCTAAAGGTATGAAAAAGAAAGGTGACCGAATGGTCCCTAATTGTGTGCCTGAAGAAGTTCAATTACAAGAAGAAGATGGTTATTCACACGAAGTTCATGTTCGTAACTATGACGAACCTGATGATGAGAATTCTACATTTCCAAAAGATCATATAAATCATGGTGTTAATATTCACCATGGAACATATAAAGGCGCTACAGATAAAGGTTATGTGTTTGGCTTCAGAGAAAAACAACACGCTGACAAGTTTGTTAGTCATGTAAATGCACATAAACATACTCATGCTGAACATCTATCGGAAGATGTAGAACAAATTCAAGAAATTGGTAAAACTGAAAAAGGTAGAGATGATTTAAAGAGATATCGTCAAAAAGCAATTTTAGATAAAACATACAGTATGATCAGACCTAGTGCTCCTAATGCTCTAAATGATAGACAATGGAAAAACAGACACACAGGTATTGCTCGAGCGACAAAAAGATTAGGTGAAGACGGTATTGCTGTTCCAGGTCCAACAAATACAACAGGCTCAGGTGCTGTTGCAGGTATGGGACAACCTCCAGGCAGTAAATCAGGAGAACCAGGTGTTCATCCTATGAGAAAAAGAAAAGTAGTTCTTTTACCAATGGGTCGTAGAACCCCACCAAAAATGTAGAAAGGTGAATTATGAGTTTCGAATTCGATTTTACTGAAGACAAATTAAAAGAGTGTGTGCCAACTAATAAGAATATTAGTGGACTATTCGCCGCTTTATCTGAAATTTTACCAAAGTATGATATCACAACACCACGTAGAGTTGCTGGTTTCTTAGCACAATGTGGTCATGAATGTGCTGATTTCAATACATTAAAAGAAAATTTAAATTATTCAGCTGAAGGTTTAAATAAAGTATTTACTAAAAGATTCCCTACAGTAGAATCAGCTCAACCATATAATCGTCAACCTGAAAAGATTGCTAATAAAATTTATTCAGATCGTATGGGTAACGGTAATGAAGCCTCAGGTGATGGTTACAAGTTCCGTGGTCGTGGTGCTATTCAATTAACAGGTAGAGAAAATTATACTAAATTTGCTGATTCTATTGGTAAAGATGTTGATGAAGCAGTGACATATTGTGATACACTTGAAGGTGCTATTGAATCTGCATGTTGGTTCTGGACAACTCGTAACTTAAATGCTAAAGCTGATGAGAATGATGTTACTGGTTCAACAAAAATTATTAATGGTGGAACCCACGGTCTAGATGATCGTAAATCTCGTTGGTTAAAAGCTTTAAAGGCATTTAGTTAAAATGTGGTTTCTATTAAATCTTATACCAGATGAGTGGTATAAATTATTTGTCCATGGTGTAGTTGTTCTAGGATTAGGTTTAACTGTTCTATCAACTATATTAAGATGGAAATTATATCAAATCATTGGTATTCTAATTTTAATAATTGGAGTATTTTTTGAAGGTAGTTACACTACTGAAATGATGTGGCGTGCTAAAGTTCAAGAAGTTCAGAAAAAACTAGATGAAGCTAACGTTAAGTCTAAAAAAGAAACTGTAAAACTTCAAAAGAAAATAAATGCACAGACACAATTAATTAAACAAAAGGCAAAAGATAATGCAAACCTTATTAAACAAAATGCAAGTAAGATTGATGTTGATTGTAAGCTCAATGATACTGCTATCGAGCTGCACAACACTGCTGCCAGTCAAGGCAAAGTTTCCGGAACCTCCAAAGGAGTTACTGGAGAATTGCCCAAACAGTCTTCAAAACTCCCCAGAGAAGACTTCAAAATTAAGTGAGTTATTAGAAACCGTTTCTGATAACTATTCAACATACTATGAATGTAAAGCGAAATATGATGCTTGGATTGAATGGTATAACACTAACAAAAAAATATACGAAAGTGTAAAATGAAATTAATTGCCTTATTATTTTCGTTGTCATTAACTTCTTGTGCAATAGTCGATTCTATGACTATGGCTCATTTTGATAATAATGAATATAAGATAATCAACAAAATGAGAACAACTGCTCAATTGGTTGAATGTGGCAATAAAGATAGTATAAAGGATGCAACAAATAAATTGTGGTTTTATTCTAATGAACTACAAAACTACTCTCAATATATTCCTAAAAATGATAAGTCATATAAGATGGCTCAAAGTTTAGTCGAGATAGTTAAAGGTTTACATGATAAAAATGGTGAAATGGGTAAGTTGTATTGTGAAGAGAAGTTTAAAGTAATACAAAACACAACAGAAAACATTCAGAAAGCAACGGGGAATAAACCAAGATGACATCACTTTTAGATTTACAAAATAAGATTTTAGACCTTGAATCTCATTATCAAAAAGGTCATTTGACCAAAGAAGAATATTTAGAATTACTAAAAGATTTAGATACTTCTCAAGTTATCGCTGAATCAGCTAGAGATTTGGAAGATTTGGCTAAATTAAATAGTATCATTTCTAGCACAATTACAGTATTATCAGTTGTTGCATAAAGGACAAACAAATGGATCAAAGAAAACATGGTGTAAGTGATAACGCTTACCAACATTTACAAGAAGCAGATACAAACGGTGACGGCTATGTGAGTAGCCAAGAACTAGCAATGTATCTAGAATTTAAACGCAAAGAACTCGAAGATGCAGATGCTCAACGAGACGCTATGCGTAAGATGACATGGTTTGCTCTATGGGGTATGTTACTCTATCCAGTAACTATCGTTATCGCTTCATGGTTAGATGTAGATGACGCAGCAACTATTATTGGTGATATTGCACCTACATACTTTGTAGCTATCTCCGCTTTAGTTGCAGCTTTCTTTGGTGCTAATGCATACGCATCATCAAAAAAGTCTGAGGTGGTGATGCCGCCAGTTCCACCTAGACCATCTTTTTCTAGATCAGAGCCAACACCAGAACCAACAGTTGTTTCTAAACCAACAAACGATGATTTTGATTTAAAATAATGGATATTGAAAATTTACATGACGTTAAAGTTGACGTTGAGGTACTTAAAAATAATGTTGGTACCTTAACTCGACTTTGCGAAAAAATGGACAAGGTTATTGAAAAACTTCTCGACCACCAAGATGTAATAATTTTACAGATATACAAAGACATGGATAAAAGAAAATCAGATACTAATCAAGATGTCAAAGAATTACATTCGAGGATTACAAACGTGAGTAAAGAATTGAGTGAAAAGGTTGAAGAAACCGAAGATAAGATTATGAATGAAATTAAAGAAATGCGTAAAGAAATCTCCGATCATAATCAAAGAGAACAAGATGCAATGGATAAACTTCTACAATGGAAGTGGACTATTGTTGGTGGTATAGTTGTTATAACATGGTTGACACAACACATAGGACTTGATACAATACTAAAATTACTTAATTAAAGTGTTGTTTCATTATGAGTGTTTATATTGATAGAAAGTTCCTTTTACAGGTTTCTCCCAAACTATTAAGATTTACCCAAAAGAAGACGGATCTTTATAACTTCCGTTGTCCGTTTTGTGGTGATTCCCAAAAGAACAAATTAAAGGCAAGAGGATTCATTTACCGAAAGAAGAATGATTACTTCTATAGTTGCCATAATTGTCATGTAGGCCATACGTTTTATAATTTCTTAAAATTTATAGATGCTAACCTTGTTAGAGAATATTCATTAGAACGTTATAAAGACGGTGAAACTGGTAATCATAATTATACCAAACCTGCATTTGATATACCAAAACCCATATTCAAACAAAAAATTGATTTAGAAAATATTAATTCTTTACCGGATAATCATTTCGCCAAACAATATGTGGCAAATAGACAAATACCAAAAGATAGATGGACTGAATTATATTTTGCATCAGATTTTAAAGCATTTGTTGAAAGTTTTGATATTGATAAAGATTTAAAAGAAAATGATCCTAGATTAATTATACCATTCTATAATGCAAAAAAAGATTTGATAGGATTTCAAGGAAGAGCGTTATCCGAATCCAAGATTAGATATATAACCATAAAGCTAGACGAAAATGCACCAAAGATTTTTGGTCTAGATAGATTGAAATCTGGCATAACTTATGTTGTGGAAGGTCCAATCGATTCTATGTTTATAGATAATGCTTTGGCAACAGCTGATGCTAATTTATCTTCAATAGAAATTGATAACAAAGATTTAGTTTTAATCTATGATAATGAACCAAGAAACAAAGACATCGTAAAACAAATAGCTAAGGCAATCAAGGAACAATTTCAAGTTGTTATCTGGCCTGCGACAATTGAATCTAAAGACATCAACGAAATGATTTTAAGTGGATTGACAAAACAACAATTGATGAGTATAATTAAAGAGAATACATATTCAGGTCTTCGTGCTGAAATGGAACTCAACAACTGGCATAAAATTTAATATAGGGTAATAATATGGAATATAAAGGTATTAAAATTGATTTAGAACAAGATAAACTATTTGATGAATTAGGTTTAAAACGTTTAAAAGAATCTTACATGAGAGATGACGAAACTACACCACAACAGAGATTTGCTCATGTTTCAAAATCATTCTCAAGTAATCCAGAACACGCACAACGATTATATGAATATAGTTCAAAACATTGGTTATCATATTCAACACCCATTTTATCTTTTGGTAAATCATCAAAAGGTATGCCTATTTCGTGTTTTCTCAATTTTATTGATGATACATCACAAGGTCTAGTAGATAACCTATCAGAAACAAATTGGCTGTCTATGCTTGGAGGTGGTGTTGGTATCGGTTTTGGTATTCGTGCCGCTGGTGAAAAATCAACTGGTGTTATGCCACATTTAAAGATATATGATGCGTCTTCACTTGCATATCGTCAAGGAAGAACACGCCGTGGGTCCTACGCAGCTTATCTAGACATTTCACATCCTGATATCATTTCATTCATTGAGATGAGGAAACCCACAGGTGACCCAAACCTACGTTGCCAGAATATGCATCATGGTGTTAATATTACCGATGATTTTATGAATATCATTGAAAAATGTATGACTGATCCTGAGTTCGATGATTCGTGGGAATTAAAAGATCCACATTCAAATGAAGTTCGTGAAGTGGTATCTGCCAAAGTATTATGGCAACAATTAATGGAACTTCGTATGCAAACAGGTGAACCATATTTACATTTTATTGATACAAGTAATAATGCTTTACCACAATGGCTAAAGGATAGAGGTTTAAAGGTACATCAATCTAACCTTTGTTCTGAAATTATTTTACCAACCAACAAAGATAGAACAGCAGTATGTTGTTTATCGAGTCTTAACTTGGAGAAATATGATGATTGGAAAGACGATGGACTTTTTATTAGAGATGTTGCAGAAATGCTGGATAACGTTCTTCAATATTTTATCGACAACGCTCCTGATACTATTGCTAGGGCTAGGTATTCTGCTCATCATGAGCGTTCAATTGGTGTTGGCGCTCTTGGCTTCCATGCTCTTCTTCAGCAAAAAGGTATTGCGTTTGAAGGTGTAATGGCTAAATCTTTGAATAATCAAATATTCAAAAATATAAGGAGTAAGTTAGATGTTGCAAATAAAGAATTGGGTAAAGAACGTGGCGAAGCACCTGACGCTGAGGGGACGGGTAATCGTTTCAGTCATCTTATGGCTATTGCTCCTAACGCTAGTTCTTCCATTATTATGGGAAATACTTCTCCAAGCATTGAGCCCTATCGTGCTAATGCTTATAGACAAGACACTTTAAGTGGTTCTCATTTAAATAAAAATAAATATCTTGATAGATTATTACGAACAAAAATAAATAATGAAGATGAATTGGCTGAAATCTGGTCATCTATTATTGCTAATGATGGTTCTGTTCAACATCTATCAGTATTGAATGAAGATGAAAAGTTTGTGTTTAAAACTTCAATGGAAATTGATCAACGTTGGATAATTGAACATGCAGCTGATAGGCAACAATATATTGACCAAGCACAATCAGTTAATGTATTCTTTAGACCTGATGCTAACATTATGTATGTTCATGCTATACATTTTACTGCTTGGAAGAAAGGTGTTAAAACACTATACTACTGCCGTTCTGAAAAAATTGGTAAAGCAGATAAAGTATCTAAACGTATTGAAAGAGAAGTTATTAAAGAACTTGACATGACACAAATTGCTCAAGGTAATGATTGTATAGCTTGTGAAGGTTAATATGCCAATATATGATTATGAATGTAAAGCATGTGAAGTTGTCTTTGATAAGTTAGTTAAGTTTGATGATCCTACACCAAATTGTCCTGAATGTGGTAGTGATATTGTCCAAAAAAAAGAAATACAGGCCATTAATTTTGAATTGAAAGGTGTGGGTATATATAAAAATGGAACGAATTAAACAAATGGATATTAAATGGATAGCTTCAGCGTTATTCATTTTTGCAGGCACATTAGTAGCTTTAAAATTGGATATAATGAAATATTCTTTTCCAATGTTTTGTATAGCTCACCTTATACTGATATACGATTTCACAACCACACACAAAAACAAGCCGTTAATTATACAGAACATATATTTCTTTATAGTTAATATTATTGCAACCTATATTTGGATGATCAAGTAGATATGACCAAGAAAACGGACTATAAATTAACCGACACAAGAGAATATTTTAAGCCTTTTAATTATCCGTGGGCTTATAATGCTTGGTTGAAACATGAGCAATCACATTGGTTACATACAGAAGTTCCAATGTTAGAAGATGTTAAAGATTGGAAAAAGAAACTCACAAAAGAAGAAAAACTATTCTTAACACAAATTTTTAGATTTTTCACACAAGGTGATATTGACGTTGCTGGTGGTTATGTTAAGAATTACTTACCATATTTCCCACAACCTGAAGTTAGAATGATGTTGATGGGTTTTGCGGCTCGTGAAGCATTACATGTTGCCGCTTACTCACATCTTATTGAAACATTAGGTTTACCAGAATCAACATACAATGAATTTTTAGATTATGTAGAAATGAAAGAGAAACACGATTATGTCACAGAAATCAGTTCGAAAAACGGAGATGCGGCCTCAACTGCTACGCATATTGCCGTGTTCAGTGCTTTTACGGAGGGTATGCAGTTGTTTAGTTCTTTTATTATGCTTCTTAATTTTCCTCGTCATGGCAAAATGAAAGGTATGGGTCAGATCATTACATGGTCAATTGTGGATGAAACACAACACTGTGAATCGATGATAAAATTATTCCGAACATATATAGAAGAGAATAATGAAATTTGGAATGACGATTTAAAATCTAGAATTTATACTATTGCTGAAAAGATGGTTGAACTCGAAGATAAATTTATTGATCTCGCATTTGGTATTTCTTTAATGGAAGGTTTGAC